TTAAGCGGTGGGTCTGTCCTCCCTGGGGCCAAGCAACTCACCAACGGCCAGGGCGGCTTTTTTACGCTGCGCCCTGAACAGATGTTGGTACGTTTGTTGGGTGAAGGCTACGCTGGCGTGCCCTACCCGCTCTGAGACTACCTTGGGATCAACCCCGGCCAGGGCCAGCAGAGAGACGTGAGTATCCCGTAAATCATGGAAGCGAATTTCTTTGACTTTAGCCCGCTTGATGATGGCTAGAAACTCCCGACGCAGGTTGCTCGGCTCGACGGGGGTTCCCACAGAAGTTGTAAACACCCAGCCCTCGTCAGCCCAGGCGTCCCCTATCCCCAGGCGATCCTTTTCTTGCCGCTCCCGATGTTGCTGCAACACCTCAAGCACATCGCTTGAAACGTCTACCGGACGGCTCGAGCGGTACGTTTTAGGGGATTGAACAACCCGCTTGCTGCCAGCTTTGGTGAGGTTTTGCCGCACCCAGATCGCGCCTTCCTGCCAATCAATGTCCGCCCACTTCAGCCCTAGCAGTTCGCCTCGGCGCATCCCGGTCATGAGGGCCAAGAAAAAAAGGGCATACAAGCGGGAGTGTTGAGCCTCAGCCAGGAAGCGCCAGACTTCCTCGGGCGTCCACACCTCACCGGTGTAGCGCGGTGCCTGAGGGGGCTTGACCCGGTCCGCTGGGTTCCAGGGCAACAATCCCCAACGCACGGCGTCCTCGAGCGCGGCGTGCAAGGTCCGATGCACCAGCCGGACGGTCGTTGGGGAGAGGGTCTTAAGCCGCTTGGGGTCATTGGGGTGAATGCGCTTCTTAAGCAAATCAGCGTAAAGGTGAGTCAAGTGCAGCGGCTGTAAGCGCTGCACCGCTATATCCCCCAATATAGGGATTGCGTGTTTCTCAAGGGCGACTTTGTACCCGTAATGGGTGGTAGGTTTGACCCGGCGCTCTACTGAAGCCAGCCAGCGCTCACAAAACTCTTTGAGGGTGATCCGGTCGGGGTCAGGGAGCAAATTGCGGCCATAGGCCACCAGCAACTCAGCTAGCTTCTTGGCGGCTTCTTTGCGGGTCTTGGCGTACCCCCGGTGGCGCTTACCGCTGATCATCAACGAATACTCGTAGCGCCCGTCTGCGCGTTTGTAGATGGTGCCTTCATTGTTGGCGCGTTTCATAATAGGGGTTGTTCAGTGGGGGACGATTGACGATCTACTCGATCGGCTGCTCTATGTAAATAGCCAAAGGCTCAATTATCGCGTCAAACTCGCCAATGATGGTGGGTAGCAATGCCCCAAGGTTTATGTCGGCGAAGAGGTTGATATTCCTAGGCTCTACGCTTTTCTGAGGTAAATAACCCACCAGCGTGATCAGCTGATCCCCCGCGTAGCCCGCCCGGAGCTGCTCAAGGGTCAAACGTAGATGAGTGAGGTTTAGAGGAGCAGCAATGGTCCTAGTTTTTGTATGTACTACCAGCGTCAGCGGGGTAAAGGCTGTGGCTTTGAAGAACCGCGCAAAAGCTTTGCCATTTTTGGTCATTGATTTAAACGTCTTTGCCAGTTCGCCTTCAAAGAGAGGCGCCAGGTCCTCAGGGTGTTGAAAGAGTTCGAGCACTGGAGCTAGCTCCACGAAGCGGCCAAACCCGGTACAGCTGACGATTCCGGGACTCAGCTGCACATCGGCGCTCCGGATCAACTTGCGTTTGAGCAGCTCAGCCTCCAAATCGAGGTAGAGGTTGTCGTGAGCCACCCGGATTTCGTCGAGGCCCGTCGAGGCGGCTTGGTAGCGCGTTTGGCCGCCCCGAACCAGCTTGGTGGTTTCTGATTGAGCCCTCTCGCCTTCTACCCCTAAGACCCCAGCGCCCGCTTTGCCCGAAGCCTTTTGCTCGATCTTCGTCTCTTTCTCATACCCCAAGGGTACATCCTGCGTCGCATCAGCCGAAAACTCGCGCAGTTGTTTGAGGAAAGTGTAGCCCCCATTGAATTGCGAAATATAAGAGGCTACCCGGTAATCGTCGAGATAGAGAAAGTGTTTAAGAACGCCCGAATCGCTCCCGAAGAGATCGAACGCGCTGCTCATGCTCGGCCTCCATCCGGGCGCGCCGACTCTGCTGATCTTGCTCGAACTGAGCTGCCAGCGCTTCGAGATCCTCCGGTTTTACCCCAGCCTGACGAAAACCTGCTTCTAGCCCCTCGATCATGGCCAAAGTTACCCGGCTGACCTTGCGGGTGAGCCTTTCGAGTTCGCTTTCCGGGGTAGGCTTGTGGGGCATAAAAATCTCCGTTCACCATTTATACCACCTTAACTAGAGAATCTGTAAGTGGTTTGGTCACTCTCATTGATCAAGACCCACACGCGTACTTGTTCCAAGTTTTGCGATCTGTGTACCGATATGTGCTTCCCCAAAACTCAGCTAGTTCAAGTTGGGCGGTGCGCATAGCCGGGTTATAAGTAGCAATTACGCTGAAAGGGCTGGTTTGACCGTTAAGCACCGGCTGGTAATCTATAAGAGCATCTTGAGAAGTAATGAACTCGTCGTTTTTGGTGAAGAAAGAAACTTTAGCAACAACTTTATCCAAGCTTTGGCCTGACACGTTTGTCACCCTACCCTCGGCCTTTACAAAACTGTCGCTAATCTGGCTCCAATGCCAATCCTCAATGATAAGTTGTATACCTGAGCAATTTGCTTCTTTTTGTGCCGCCAGTTCAGCGGCCTGCTTTTCAGCGGTGATCTGGGCCAGGCTCTTAATTTGGTAGGTAAAGGATTGATTGCTCCCAGCGGTCACGCTGACTATTTTAGTTAGTGTGTCATAACCAGGCTTGCTGATGGTAACTGTATAGTCTCCAGGCGGTAAATTACCAAATTTGTTTGATCCCGTTGCTTTGCGGTAGTAATTATTCGGGCCTTGAACGGTAACGCGAGCGTCGCTGGGGGTTACAATAATTCGCAACGAGCCAGGACCCTGTTTGGCCGCAATGCTTGGCTTGGGAGTAGTAGCTGTAGTAGAACCAGGAGTCATAGCGACTAGAAGCGAGGGATAGACTAATAGCCATAAGATTGCTCCTAGCACCCAGCCCCAACGTTTCCCCTTGGGTTTACGAAAAGCGAAAACCAACAACCCTATGAAAACGATTGGCCATAAAAGGTATAGCATATCTCCCTCCAAAGCTTCACCTAATCTATTTTGAATTTACATCAATGTTCGCCCAACTTAGGGTCATTTACCATTCAGCGTTTCAATCCTCACTCGAGCTTTCGCCTAAGTACAGCTCTGGTTAACTGAAGCCAAAGGGTTGCGGCGGGGGGTGGGATGGGAGGGCATAAGTCAGTTCGTGGGTTTAAATTCTCCTTCTCCAAGGTTGTTGTCTGTGGGCGTTTCAGCCGCTTTCGGTTTTGCTTTAGTGCGTTTGCGCCTAGCTTCAAGCTTTTTGAGCGTTTTAGCAGCTTCGGCTGCACGCTCACCCTCGAGCGCTTCTCGCTTGATGACCTCGTTCACCAGGACCCGCTGAATTTCATCAAGACTTAGCTTTATATCTGGATTGAAGTGACGGATCTCTTTACGGATAACTTCAAGAACCGGCGGAGTCTGTAGCAGAGCTGCCATGAAGAAGCGGTTGGCAAGTTGCTGCTGGGCGTAATACTGAGGGAGGGCGGACTTGCTCAAGCCTTCTCGAGTAAGCAAGTACAAGGTGTCTACATGACTGGCCAGGCGAGGATTGAACTCAAGCAAATTGACTTCGAACACTAGCTCTTGGGTGATTGGCTTGGCAAAGATCACGCGATAGATTCGCCAAATTCGCCCATTGGTTAACGCAACCCACTCAACGCCTTGATTGGCCGCATAATCCACGGCTTGCTTGACGTGCTGGTCTTTGAGCTCGAGGCCAATAGCTTTGACCTCGATAAGCATCTGGATCGCTCCATCTGTACGAATCGCCAGGTCACAGTATGTGCCTCGGATGGCCAGTTCAGAAGTGATCTCTGAATACTTGTCAAACCCAAATAGCTCTTGGAGAATGTCGGATACGATCATAACCGTATCTGACTCGTTCACATCCCGGGTATAGGCAGAATTAAGGACGGGTATAAACCGCTTGAGGGCCGCACTAACACGCTCAGCCACCTTTTTAGGGGCATTCATAGATTCCTCCCACTAACACAGCTGTTATATAAAGGTTCTTCATATTTCTTTGAACTTACACCAATGTTCGCCTATCGTCAGGTCATTTACTCTTTCCTACCGTGCCGGTCTCCACATACCCAGTACCACGCCATAAATGCGGTCATACTCTCCCATCATGACGGGCGCGTAGGCGGGATTATCCGAGTACAGCATGGGCTGATTCCCAGCGTACTGCAACCGCTTGAGGATGATCCCATCCCCGTGCTGGTGCACTGCCACCACCCGGCCCGCCTCGGGTTGCCCCTCGGTCCAGCACACCACCACGTCGCCATTGAGGTAAGTGGGGCTCATGCTGTCGCCGCGCACCCGAACGGCAAATAGCTCAGACTCCGGTTTACCCCGCAGCTCGGGGAGGTCGAGGGTGACAAACTCCCCTCCCTCGTTCCACATTGGGAGGCCCGCTCCGGCATCTACTATAGGGATGCGGTAGCGGCGGACGGGGAGGGCGTCGGGGGGACGGGAGAAGCCGGGAAGCTCGAGACCGGTTTCTCGAGTGAATTGCTCGGGGGTCCATTGGAGAGCGCGAAGAAGGCGTTCTAAAGTAATGGGCTCCTTAGCCCACAAATAACGCAAAGAGCTTTCAGGATTGGGCAATACCTGAGTAGCCAACCACGATGCGCTTTTCCCTGCCATACGGGAAACTTTAGGCTGCGATAAACCTAAATCGCGTATGCGCCGACGAATAGCATCTGCCGCTTGATCCTCTACCAAAACCATACCTCCCCCTTTGATTGTTAGTCTAGCTGACAGCCTGTCAGGGGTGTTGACTGATCGTAAGCTTTGTGTCAGTATGGCTGATAGATGACCAGCAACTTAGGCAAACTGATCAGAAAGGCCCGTCGTATGCGCGATCTAACGCAAGAAGAAGTAGCGCAGATGGCCGGGATTTCTCGATCTTTAGTGGCGAGCATAGAAACAGGAATCAGTACCCCTAGCTTGGCTACACTGAAGAAAATAGCGTTGGCACTGGATATTCCTAGCTCAGAGCTATCAGCAGCACTGTTGATAGAATCCAAACAGGAGGCCCCCCGATGACTGACCCCACCCTCATCTGGCAAGTAGCCGAATCCCTCGGCTTTGGCCGCCGTGTGACCTACACCCCGGATGAGGTAGCAGCCATTTTGCGCATGGGCCGCAGGCAAATCTACGAGCAGATTCGCTCGGGGCATATCCGGGCTGTCCGCAACGGTAGCCGCTGGCTCGTACCAGTCAATGCCATTGCGGAATTCGTTGGGGCTGAACGGGAGGCGACAGCCCCCCGATAAGGCAATCCCCCCGGCGGCTCCGGGGGGGGAAAGGAGGATCAAATGCTCAAGGACAGTATAGCACAGGCAGACAAGGCGCGGCTGGAGTGGATGCTGCAGCAGGTCGAGGATCACGTAGCCCGGCTGCGCGAGGAGCGCTCGCGGTTGGCCCCGGACAGCCTCGAATGGGGCTGGGTTGACGAGGCCCTGTTCGAGGCCCGGTCCCTGCGGCGCAACCTGCGCACCGCCCTGCGCATGGCCGGATCGCTATTTGAATGCGAGCGTTGCGGTGCGATCCATAACCCCGAGTGGGTCGCAGCGTATGGCCTCCGCTGCGATGCCGAGTGCGACGGTCGGCTGAGGGAGGTGGAGGTATGAAAGAAAGGCTCGAGAAGGCCCTACGGATTGCCCTACATCGGGCTCATGGCGGCAATGAGCAATACGCCTTGTTTTTGGTCAATAACCTCGAGGACGACGCCGAGGCCCCAGAGTACGCCGCCCGGCCCTATCAGGGCTGGCAGGACGCTAAGCGGCTCATCAACGAGATTGAGGCCCTCGAGCGCTCAGACGGCATCGAGCACGTGCGGGTAAAGCGCCCGCTTCGGGAAGCCTACCGCACGGGGGAGTTCTATGCGTAAGCGCTTCGACTGGCCTGCTTTCTTCGCGGCCTTCTTCCTGGCCCTTATCGCCTGGGGGCTGGCCTTCGGCGTCCCCTGGGGCCTGGATTGGATGGATCGGAGGCTGCCGTGATGCCCGACGACCTCCGCGATTTCCGCCGTTTCCGCGCGGTATATGGCGCGGGGCAGTTCCGCTGGGATCGCCCCGCCACCACCCCGGCCAAAAATCCTCGAGAGACCAACACCTGCCAGACCTGGACCGAGCGGCAGGTGTTGCGGCTGGCGCGGCTTGATTCTGATCGGCCAATCGCGGCGAATGCCGCTGGCAATGTGTAGCCCCAAGGGGGCAAAAGGAGTGTGTGTATGCCGTTTGTGATGGGAAAACCGCAACAAAACGATTTTGGCACTGAAAGCGTGGTCTTCCCCCCCAACACCCCGCTCGAGTTCACCTTGGAGAAGATCGAGGCTGGGCTGTATGAGCCCTTCAAGCCCGACGGTAGTCGGGATCAGCCTTATCCCCATTTCCGCTTCACCTACAAGGATGCTGAAGGAGATATCTACCAGACTCAGCCGATGCGTTTCCCTCGGGCGTTCCAGTTCAACGAAAAGGCCGGCTTTTGGAAGCATGTAGGGGCCCTTTTTGGCCGCCCACTCACCGAAGAGGACGCTGGAGCTGTGGAGATCGATCTGGGGCCGGGCTTCGACACCTGGGAGGACGTGCTATCCCGAGATAAGATGCCTAACTTGTTTGCCAAAAAAGACGAGGTGCGCCCGCTCCAGGTCAGGAGCATCAAGGTCCACGGCAAGGAACTGATCAGCTCCGATAGCAAGGTGCTTTTGGTGTTCTCCACGCAAAAGAAAAAAGACAAAGACGGCAAACCCAAGCGTGACAGCAGCGGCGAAGAGATCGAATACAGCAAGCTCGAAAACGTATTGCCGATTTCCAGTGGTGAGAGCGGCAAGAAGAAGCGCCCTGTTTAGGAATCCCGCAAGCCCCTACCCAGGATTTTGGGTAGGGGCTTCTTGACGCTCGAAGGGACGACTATGGACCATAGCAAACTCACCAAACTCACTGGGGTGGGGCCCGGTTTGGCCGAGCGGATCGCCAACCACTTTGGGAGTGAAGCCGAAGCCTTGGCGGCCTTGTCTGAAAATCCTTATCGGCTGATGGAAGTAGAGGGCATCGGTTTTCGTCGGGCTGACCGCATCGCCCAGGCGCATTTTGGGATTTCCCCTGATGACCCCATCCGACACGGCTACGGCAACGACTGGGTTTTGCGGCAAGCCGGGGGGCGGATGCCCCTCGACCTCTACCAGGCCAGACGAATGGAGATCGGACTTTTTGATCGTCGGCACGAGCTATGGGGAGCTTTTTGTGACATCCTCCTAGAACCTGATTTGCAAGATTCCCCGGAGTTTGCACAGTACGTTTGGCTGGAGCCCGAGCTCAGGGCCGAACAAAGTTTGGCCCGCTTTTTGGGAAAGGCAACGCGGCCAACCACTAACCCTTTTATCATGCCTAACGGCATTCCTACTTATCTAAACGAGGCTCAGGTAGATGCGGTATTAAAGATGTCCTGCCCCGGATTTGTCCCCGCTCTTTGCGTCACGGGCGGGGCAGGAACCGGTAAAACCACGGTGATCGCTGAGGCAGTGAGGCGGTTAGGGGCCGGGGCAGCAAGAATCATGGCGTTTACGGGAAAGGCCGCCCAGCGGGTCAGGCAGGCGCTCGCCGAGCGTGGTTGTGAGGATTTTGCCGAAGTCAGCACACTGCATCGCGGATTGGATTACAAACCCGGGGAGGGATTCCGCAGGGAACGCTTTACGGAGTCCGTTGTAATCATCGACGAAGCCAGCATGGTGCCCAATTGGCTGCTGGCCCAGGTAGTGGCGCGGCTAGAGCCCTCGGCAACGTTGGTGCTAGTCGGCGATGTGGCTCAGTTGCCACCAATAGACGCCGGGTTCCCCTTCAAAGACTTTATCGACGCTGGGGTTCACACCGTAACTTTGACCCAAAACTATCGCCAGGAAAACCAGCGGGAAATTTTTGAGCTGGCCGAAGCAGTACGAACTCGAGCCCTCCAGCCCCCACCTTTGCACGCCTCGATCTGCGCCACCAATCTTTCTGCCTACGAGTTCAACTACTGGTGTGAAGCCTTGCTCGACCCGGGTCGGCTACCCCCTTTGCTGGACTGGCAGGCCATCACGTACAGAAACGCTGACCGCGAGCGGATCAACCTGGAGTTGCAAAAAATATTCAACCCCCACGGGGGGAAAGCTTTCGAGTACTGGCCCCGCGCCCTCCCCAGGGAAGAACGAGCCCCGATCGCGGTGAAGACGGGGGACAAAATCGTGGTGCGGGCAAACATTTACTCCCTGGAGGTGATGAACGGTCAGACCGGGATTGTCCGGGATGTTAGGCTCGACCGCGAAACCTACGAACCGGTTTCGGTAATTGTAGAAATTGAAGGGCGAAGTGTAGAAGTTCCGTTGGAACTGGCTCCAGATCTTCTCGAGTTGGGCTATTGCATCACCACTCACAAGGCCCAGGGGTCAGGGTGGAAGGAGGTGTTTATCTTGCAGCCGGGGGCAGTTGGTTTTGACTCCCGGCGCTGGTGGTATACGGCGATCTCGCGAGCTGAGGAACAGCTCGCGATCCTCACTCAAATGGGAACCAAGACCTGGTGGGCCAACGCCACCAAGCCTATGCCCTCCGAGCCGAGCAGCTTGCTCGCGCGGTTCCAGCGTTACGCCTCCCAGCCGGTGGGGGTTCGTTGATGCCCGGGGCCATGGATATCCACAGCTTCCGCCGTCGTCTGGCTGAGGCCATGAGCGAGGCGGAAATCCAGCAAGGGATTGTGAGGTACTTACGGGCTACGGGCTGGGTAGTGTTGGAGATCAAAGGTAACGCCCGGCGAGGGGGGACGGTATTTCAGACTAAGGGGATTCCTGACCTCTACGCCGTGCGGAAGGGGCGCAGCTTGTGGCTCGAGGTCAAAAGGCCCGGCCAGAGACCACGCCCCGAGCAAGAAGCGCTCCATGAACGTTTGCGCCAGGAAGGGTGCGAGGTGCACGTCATAGACGGGGTCGAAGCACTGGAGAGGCTGCTATGACCGGGATTTTAACTCCTCCTACCACCTACGCCTTTTTCCAGCACCTCAGGCTTCCGGAGGAGCGCGGGTTTTTGGAGTTTCGCGCTTTGCCTTCTAAAAAGCAGAGTTGGCAGGAGTGGCCCCCGCCCGAGAATTTTGATGGGCTTTATGAGTTTCCTCGTGAAGAGATCTACTTCGGGGTTCTCTTGCGCGATACCCGTAAGGGCAACGCCGCCCACGTACGGCAAGGCAGTGTTGCTTGGCTCGAGCTGGATTTAGCAGGGAGCCTTTACCTTCCCGATTGGGACAAGAAGAGCGTGAAACAGGCACCCCCCGAGATCCTTCGCCGGAGCGCGGAGCAGCTTTGGGCGGACCTGGAACCCGAAGCTCGAGAGCTGGGGCTACCCCCGCTGGCCGCCGTGTATAGCGGGCAGGGGCTACATGTGTACTGGGGGCTCACCACTTCCCAGGAGGGGAAGTGGCTGGAGGGGCTCAACAAAAGCTTGATCAAGCTGTTTCGCTCCTATAACCCCGAGGAGTCCGCCTACGACCGCGCCAGAATCCTGCGGGTTCCCGGCACATGCCACAGTAAAAACCCCCAGCGACCGCTGCCGGTCGAGCTACTGTACCTGGGTGACGAGCGCCTCCCGCGAGAACGGCTGGAGGCAATTCTGCAGGTCGAGGATCCTCCGGCGCTTCCCCCGTCGCTGGAGCGGGCCATGCGAGCCGGGCTCTCCCCCTGGGAACCCTCCGAGCACGATTTACGCTTATTGGTGGAGCACTGGCATGTCGGTGAGCGTAACCAGAAGGCCATGGCCTTTGGCGGATGGTGCGCCTCCCACGGGGTGCCGGAGAAGGTGGCGCTGGATTTGGTAGAGCGGATTTGCCGCGAGGCAGGGGATGAGGAGCCCGCCAACCGCCGCAGCGCGGTGGCCAACAGCTACCGCCGATATCAGCAGGGGCTGTCGATTCTGGGGTTTTCCAGTTTGCGCAAAATGGTGCCTGGCCTGGAGGGGAAAGGCCGAGTGAGCTTGGGGGTGCTTTCCGCCTCCGAAAGCGAGGCCCTGGAAGGCGCCGTCCCTGGCGAGAGCCTATCCCTCCCTCCCGAGTACCGCCTGGACGAGGCGGGGCGGCTGGTAAAGGTCGAAGTGCGCAGCACCCGTTGGGGGATCGTGGAGGACATAGAGCTACTGGCCCCCCGCCCCATTGGGGTGCGCGAGGTGTACACCGATCTGGCCACCGGCGAAAAGCACCTGCGGCTATTCTGGCCCGACCTGGATGGCACGGTGGTAGAGAGGCTGGTACCGATGGGGGAGGCCATGACCCGGCAAGGGCTGTTACGTTTGGCCGCCCAGGGGTTGCCAGTGGACGAACCCAACGCTGCCCAGCTGTCGCGCTTTTTACAGATGTACCTCTCCCACAACCGCTGGGCGCTACCCCACCGGCGAGTCACCTCGCACCTGGGTTGGCAGGGGAAAACGTTCATCCTGCCCGGCGGCGAGGTGGAAGTGCTGGAGGTGGATCCCGAGCCTTGGCGACCAAGGGGCAATCTAGAAGGGTGGCTGGAGGGCCTGAGAGCCCTTCTAAGCTGGGGGGTGACCCCGGCCCTTATCGCAGCAGCCCTCAGTGCGACAGCGCCTTTGGTGCGGGCCGCACGGCTGGTCAAGAACCCCATCTTGGCGTTATCCACCACCAGCCATTCGGGGAAGACCACGGCGGTGTACTTCGCGCTGAGCATCTGGGGGAGCCCGGAGTACAACGAAACGCTTTACCTCGAAGACGCCACGGTGAACGGATTGATGGGTCGAATGATGGCCCGCCAGGATCTGCCGCTAGGTTTAGACGACTTACAACGCTATGACGACCGCAAAGTAGGGGAACTGGTGCACTTGCTTTCTGGAGGCGCCGAAAAAGCCCGGCTTAAGCGCGATGGCAGCGAGCGCCCGGCCCGGCGGTGGCGAGGGGTGGCCTTGCTCACTGGCGAGGTGAGCGCATTGCGGGAGACATTGGGTTCAGGGGCGGTGAACCGGATGGTGGAGCTCGATGACTACCCTCTTGGCGTGGGCAAAGGACCGGAGGGGGCCGAACGTTCCCGAATCCTGCGCGAAGCGGCTCAGCATTGGGGGCAAGCCCGCACCCCGCTGCTCGAGTTGTACGCCGACCTCAACGTGCGGGAGGTAATCGATGTCTTAGGCCGATTGGCCCTGGAGACCGGCGCCCCGGCAGATATGACCGACCTGTGCGGGTTGGTGGGGCTAGGGGTACAAATCCTTCAAGTGCTTGGAGGGTGGGAGGGGGAGAGCCAGGATGAAGCGGCTGTGGCCTACCTGGCCCGCAGCCTGGTGGAGCTACGCGAGCGGCACGGCAGCCTGGCAGGGCGGGCGATGGAGGCGCTGCGCGACTTTCTGCGCAGTTATGCCGGAGCTGGCGACCAGCCGACCGATGAGATCCGGGTACGGGAGGAGCTACAGGCGTTTTACAAGGGAGGGGTTTGGTTTATCAACCCTAACGGACAGGAGGTGGAGCGGGTCATGCGGCGGTATGGGGGGTTGGAAGTGCATCTGCCGGAGTGGGCTCGAGCTGGGTGGATTGAGGTGGAGCAGGTAGAGGGGAAACGGCGCTATAAGGTGAAAACTCGCTACAAGGGCGAACAATACCGCTGGGTAGCTGTTCCTATGGTTTATGGCGAAGAGAATGAGAATGGAGCTTAAATCGGGGCCACGTGGCCCCGTAGTGGCCCCGCTAGTGGCCCCGGGGAATTCTGTGTGTAGGACAAATAAAACACATAGTGTTCCCACTGGGGCCACTCTTTATATCACCCCTATACGCGTGAAACGGGAGGTAGAAGCCCCCCCATCTATTAAGTACTTAAGTACTTTGTTAGTACGGGGGGCAAAAATTTTTGCCGAATTTTTGTTCTGTAAGTTGGTTATTTTGGTGGCCCCAGTGGCCCCGTTTAGAGTTTTTATCGATCAGAACGAGGTAAAGGCGGGGCCACTAGCGGGGCCACTACGCTCCCACTGTGGGACAGGGGAACCTTTATGACTGAACCCACCCCCCTCCTCCGCATTGCCCGGTTCTGGGGCTCCTCCCTCGCTGAACAATGCCGCCAGTTGCAACCAGAACCGCCATTGCGCCGAATGGTTGGAACGCTATGCCAGGACTGTTTGAATGGTTTGGAAAGCCACGGCCTCCGCCCTCCGATACATTTGCTCAAAGAACTGCGGGCCAATCCTCAGAAAAAGCGCTACGCGCTTTTGCGTGGCTGGTTAGAACGGTATCGGCATTGGCGCGAGCTGATTAAAACCCCCTGGACGGAACGCGGGGCCATCCATCAAGAAAATCAGGCAGCCCGGGAAGATCTGGGCTGGCAAATTTACCTGGTGGAGTCGCTGATTCAGGAAACTCCCTACCCAAACACTGCCTCTAGCTGGATAGAAATGCTCATCGGTCTAGAAAAGGAGGAACCTATGCCCATTCAAGGGGTCGCAAACACCAACTCGCGCCTGCACGATCTGGCCGAGATCGAGCGGGCCATTCACGAACTGCCCGGCCAGGTAGAACCTTGGGACGCTGGCTACAAAATGCTCTACACGTTGTTGTTGGACATCCGCTGCGCCCTTCAGACCCACGGCCCCCGGCACGATTCCACCAGCCTTGAGCAAGATCCTGTCGAAGCGCTCCCTGATTATCTGGAGATGTACCGGGAGTATTTGAGTAACTTGAAAGATCCGGACGGAGCTCGAACTGACGACGAGATGCGATATGGGGCTCGGTTGGCTTGGCGAATCTGGCAGATGCTCGAGCGCCAAGGGGCTGCCTACGAAGATTTAGCAAAGCGAATGGCAATATCTGACCCTTCTGCGGCCTAGCCGCGAGGTACCGCCAAATGCTATCAGGTCCGATCCCTGAAAGCGACAAAGGATGGGAGTAGCTAGCCCCTGGGGAGCGGCGGGGGCGACTATGAGGGGGGATTGATTGCGCTATACTGAATCCATACACCCCGCTTTAGGGGAAACGGCAGGAGGAACTGCCATCCCCGAGGGCGTCTTGCTCATCCCCGGTAGACCTCAATCCAAGCTCGGCACCCCTGAGTTCGAGCGCTGGCGCATGCACGCTAGCCGGGCCGTGCTGGATCAGATCGAGCGCTCGCCGCTGATCCCCGAGGGTTTTCTCGAGCTGCAACTCGACCTGTACTATCCCCTGGAGATGGACCGACCGACGGCCAACGATCTGGCCGAGCACCGCATCCCGCGCATCACGGCGGCGGCTGAGCCGGTGCTGATCGCCCTGTCGGGGCTGCTCTTCCAGCGCCGGGGGCAGATTAGCAGCTTGAGCGTTACGCGGATTGTGCGCCCTTCCAGCGCTCTTCAGGAAGAGTGGGGGGAAGCTTGGCGTAGGGGTGGGGTGCGGGTGCGGTACTGCGCGGAGGAAAGCAATGGCTAGGGTGTTTAACTACGAGCGCGCTGCCACGGTGCTGGCTGAGACAGCGTTCACGGATGAGGCAACAGTATTGCAGCGCTACGGAATATCGTTGATGACGCTACACCGCTACCGTAAGCGGATGCAAAACGATCCTAAATTGTTACAATTTGTTGTTACTAAAAAGTCTGCCCTCGAGCGCGAGTGGGCCAATGAGCTGGCCCCCGCTATCCGCGAGGCCATCCGCTTCCTCCAGCGCGCCGCCCGGGAGGCTGACCCTGGCGACCCCAACGCGATCCATGCGGTGGCGGGGGCGCTGAAAATTCTGTCCGAGGTGTCCATGACCAAGGAGGTGATCGGTGCTCGACTCGCTGGAGCGGATAGAGCGCAGCGTGCGGAAGCTGGAGCGGTGGCTCCCTCGCAGCCTCCCATCCACGCCCAGGCCTGACGCTGAGGGACTCCTGGAGTTCATTCCCCGCGTCAGCCCCCACCTCGAGGCCCCCCGCCACCTCGAGCCGGTGGTGACGGCCCTCGAGCGGGCTGAGCGGGAGCCGGTGCGGGCCGTGATTAGCACGCCCCCGCAGCACGGTAAATCCACGGTGGTGCTGCACTCGCTCATCTGGCGACTGCTGCACGACCCTACACGCCGTCATGCGTACGTGACCTACGCTTCCCAGTTCGCCCGCGACCAGATGTATCAAGCCGCGCTATTAGCCAGGGAAGCCGGGTTAGCCCTCGAAAGCGAATCCCTCGACCGCTGGCGCACCGCCCAGGGGGGAGGAGTGGTGGCCACCGGCATCGGCGGGCCGCTCACCGGCTACGCCGTGGATGGGGTGCTGATTGTAGACGACTATGTGAAAAACCGCCAGGAGGCGGAATCCTCCACCCACCGCGAGCGCACCTGGGCCTGGTTCACCTCTACCGCCCTGACCCGCGTACACCCCGGAGCGTCGGTGGTGGTGGTGGCTACTCGCTGGCACCCCGACGACCTGGCCGGGCGACTGATCGCCGAGGGCTGGCAGTGGGTCAACCTGCCGGCCATCAACGAGGCGGGAGAGCCCCTGTGGCCTCAGCGTCGCCCCCTGCAGTGGCTCGAGGCCCAGCGCCGCCAGATCGGTGAGTACGACTGGCATGCGCTCTACCTGGGCCAGCCCAGGCCGCGGGGAGGCACTCTGTTCCGCGAGCCCACCTATTACGACCAACTGCCGGTAGACGGCTATCGCCGTGGGCGCGGGTTCGACCTGGCGTATTCCACCCGCACCCACAGCGATTACAGCGTGATCCTCACCGGGCGCTACCTCGAGCGCGAGGGCGTGCTCTACCTCGAGGACTGCTGGCGGGCCCAGGTGGAGGCTCCGGTGTTCGCCCGCAGGGCCAGTATGGACCCCAGCCCCATGTACATCTACGCTCACGGAGTGGAGCGGGGCGCGGTGGACCTGTTCCGCCGCGATCACCGCCTGCCCATCGTGTTGCGCGACGCAAGCCGGGCGGGGGACAAGTTCACCCGCGCCCAGGCGGCCATCGCCGCCTGGAACGAGGGGCGCATCCGGGTGCCCAGGAGCGCCCCCTGGCTCGAGCAATTCTTGAGCGAGCTAGCCGCATTCACCGGCCTGGACGATGAGCACGACGATCAAGTGGATGCCCTGGCCGCGCTGTGGGACGGGCTGAGCCTGGCGAGTGATTGGCAGGTGAAAGGAGAGCAAGCCGGATGAGCCTAGAACGTTTTGACGTGACCGGTCAGAGTGTCGGGTGGGCCGAACCGCCCCCCCTCGAGCTGCGCCTATCCCCCGACGCGGCCACCAACCCCCGCATCGAGGAGAGCCTAGCCAGCCTCACCGCTTTCGAGGCCAGCCCCATTCCCTGGCCGCTGGACCCCGCTACCCTGATCGACGTCTGGTACGGGAGCCCCTGGCTGGGGGCCATCGGGCGGCTACTAGGGGACGCCCTGGCCTCAGCCCGCTACGACCTCGAGCCCATTCCTCGCCGCCCCGACGGGACCCGGCTGGGGCGGGGGCCGGGGCAGACCCCCCACGACGAGCGGCAGTACGACCAGGGCATGGCCTGGCTGGAGCGCGAGGACCTGGGGCAGGACGGGCTCAGTCTGTACAGCCTGCCCGAGCTAGCGCGTACTCTGGCGCTGCATCTGGATCAGACGGGCAACGCTTTTGTGGAGGTGGTGCGCGACCGGGCCGGTCGCGCCCCTGTACGTCTGGTGGTGCTGCTTCCGCAATTCGTGAGTTACGTGCTCCGCCGCGAGGAGGGCATCCGCAGGCCGATGCTCTACCAGCTCGATCCCTACTGGGGCCAGCAGTGGTTCGTGCCGTTCGGGACTCGTAAAGCCTGGGCCCCCGAGCGCGAGTTCCTCCACCAACGGCTACCCAACAGCGTGAGCAACGTCTACGGGCTGCCGCCCTGGATCGAGGCCCGGCAAAGCGTCGAAGTGGACAACGCCCACCGGGCCTACCTGCGGGGCTTCTTCCGCTCTCACGCCGCCCCCCGCTGGCTGGTCGAGGTCACCCAGGACCCAAGCTGGAGCGGCCCCCAACCGGCGCAGGAGCAGGTGGATCAGGTGCGGGCCCTCATCGTCAACTACCTCTCAGCCAACGCCGGGGAGATGGCCGGGCGGAATCTGGTGCTCTCCTATCCGGGGGGCATCCTGGTGAAGGTCACCCCGATGGACCAGAAGATCGAAGACCCCACCTTCGGGACCACCGCCAGCAACGCCCGCGATGAGATCATGGCGGTGCGCCACGTGAGTCTGATCAACCTGGGGCTTCCCGAGGGCGGCTATCGGGCCACCGCCGAGCAGCAATCCGACAACTTTGACCGGCAGGTGCTCGAGCCCTTCGCGGCCCCCCTGCTGGCGATGTTCAATCGGGTGCTGCGCACTCCCCCGCCCTCTGGGCTGGGCATCACCGACTACCGGCTGGTGGCTGAGTTCCGTGATGTGGACATCCTGCAGCAGCGCATCGAGGCGGTCATCAAAGCCGCTGGGCGCCCCATCCTGACCGGTGACGAAGCCCGTGAGCTGATCGGCTACGAGCCGCGGGGGGACGATGAGGTGCTGGTGCCTGCCGGGCTAGTTCCGGTAGGAGGACTAACTCCCCCACCCGGCCCCGACGATGGCAGCCCGGAATAGCCCCCGCACCAGCCGCCGCCATCTGGCTGAGGTGGAAGCGGCGGTGGCTGAGTACGCCAAGCCGCTCTGGGAACGAGTGGCCGCTTGGCGGCTACGCTGGCTGCGCTTGGTGTTGCGCCGGATACGCCCCGACCTCGAGCGCTTGATTTCCATTCGCACCCCGCCCCCCGAGGCGGTGCTGCTCGAGCAGCTCATCCGGCAAGCAGCGGTGCAAATTCCCCAACCGGACGCTACCGACCTGGCCCCTGACCTGCTCGATCTGGGGCGGAAGATCGCCCTGCAATACGGCTTCCTCCCCAACGACCCGCGCACGGCAACGCTGGAGAAAGAGTTCAAAGCCCTGCTCCAATCCGACCTCTCGAGCTACTGGCGCACCCTCACCGACCCGGCTACCCTGGCCCGGCGGTTAGCCGAGCTGCGGGGGGAGAACAAAACCACCGCCCAGATCATCCAGGCTGTGCAGCGGGAATACGGAGCGGAGTTCTATTCCGCCGAGCGCCTGGTCCGGACGCTCTACAACTCCGGGGCCAACCGCGCCCAGTACGAAGCGCTGCTGGCCCAGGGCTATACCCACCTGCGCTGGCTCACCGCGCGGGATAACCGGGTGCGTGCGGCTCACGGTTCGTCGAGGTTTGACCACCGCCGCATGGACGGGGTGACCGTGCCCATCGGTGAGCCCTTCGTCACCCCGGCGGGCTCGAGGCTGCGGTACCCCGGTGACCGCAGCCTGGGGGCTCCGGCGGGGGAAGTGGTGAACTGCCGGTGTACGGTGGTGGGGGTGGTGCTCGAGGGTACGATGAAGGGCGTGGAGCGAGAGCAAATTCAAATTGGCGTGCACGTTCTCGCCTCCAGCAGCGTGTTGTCGCGTAGTAAGACCAAACAGGTATTCCGTGCCATCAACACCGCAGGATTGGAAGGGTTTTTGCGGGAACACCCTCTGGCTCGGTTGGATGTGGTAAGGGCCCAGGTAGTAGGGGGCCGCCAAATTAACGGGGAGTATGACGAGCAGACGCAGGAGTTATGGGTCAATGCACGCAGGAGCGAACGGACCTTCGCTCAGCCGTTCAAATTGGGGGCAACTCCCACCGTATCCGCTTTGGCCCCTACCCTCTTAGAGGCCATCCAGCGCAGCTTGATCCATGAACTAGCACACCACGTGTTCAGCCGAAAAATCTTCGCCACCCCACTTGAAGGCGCTGTTATAGAAGCTGCCAAACTGGGCACACCGCTCACGTTCCGCGCCTCGGTGGGCACCAAGGAGTATTTCGCGGAGTGTTTCGCGGCATATACCTACGAACGTGACCTGCTCCAAAAGCATGACCCTGTCGGCTATGCTATGATCAGAAAGGTTCGAGAGGAGTTGGGTTTACCATGACCCTTGCCCATAACCGCCCACGCCCCCAAAAGGCCGACTTCGAGCGGCTCAAAAAGCTTTACCTTGAGGTAGAGGAGCTTCGTGCTGCGGGCTGGTGGGACCGGGCGGCGTTCGACCGGTTGTGGCCTCAATTCCTGGAGGCGGTGGGGGACGAGGGGGACGAGCTCGAGCCCCTGCTGGTGCATTCGCCCCGTGAGTGGTATAGCCAGTACGTTCAGGTTGAACGGGGGCCTGAACTCGAGCGCCTGTAAGCGCCTTAACCCAAGACCGCCATGTCGGAGAGCTTCGAGGAATGGAAAGTCGCTGCGCCCCAGGAGCATTACCAATACCTGGTGCGACTGGGCTTTTCCGAGGCCGAGGCCGAGGCCATTAGCGGCCTCATCCCTGGCGAGTGGGTTCGTGCCTCCGAAGTTAGGGCCGACCCCCTCACCCCCGAAGAACTCGCCACATACGAAGATTGAATGTGCTATAGTTAACTCATACATCCCCCTAGGGGAAGGCCCACCGGGCACCTCGAGGGGGATTTTTCTTTGCTCATTCGTTCCCACAACCCCACCCACCGCATCCCGCTGCAACTGCGGCAGCTACGCCAGGGCGTAGTGCTGGTGCGGGCCAGCAACGACACGGTGGTGGATGAGTACGGTACCACCATCACCGTCGAAGCGCTGATGCGCGACTGGCTGCCGGCGTTCTTGCAGCACCGCACCATCTCCTTGCAGCACAACCTGCCGGAGCTACGGGGCATCCGGGGAAAGCCCTTCGTAGGGCTGGCCCGGCGGGTAGACTTCGCCCCCCAGCTCGAGGTGGAGGTCGAGGTGCTGGACCCGGAAACCCAAGCCCTGGTAGACGCGGGCCGGATCACCGGGGCCAGCCTAGAGTTCGTGCCCCTCGAATCCCGCACCCAAGCGGTAGGGGGCAAAGAGAGCGAGGTTTACTACCGGCTGGCCTCCGAGCCGGAGCTGGCCGGGCTGACCCTCACCGACCTTCCGGCGGTGCCGGGGGCGGAGGTGCTCGAGATTCGGGCCGACATCCTGGCCCCCTGGCAGTTTGCGGTGGTGGACCCGGCGGTCTTCGAAGCCCGCAGCCTAACAGACGCGGCGCGGCTGATGTGGTTCCCCCACCATGACGCCCGCACCCACGCGGTGGACGAGGGCCTGCTCGAGCGGGCCCTCTCGGATCTCGAGGCCGGGCGCTTCGAGGTGCCCGCCACCGCGACCCTATCTCGCGAGGAGGTGGCCCGCCGCGCTCGAGCCCACCTACAACGGCACACGGCCCTAGGCATCGGTATGCGTACTACGGAGGAAAACATGGAAGCAGAACAGGCCCAATCCCAAGCTCCTAACCAGGAGCGCAGCCAGCAGGTTGACCTCAACATCAACCTCGACTTTCGCACCCCCGCTGAGCGGGCCGCCGGTGTGGCAGAAACCCCCACCGAGCGCGCGGCTCGGGAGCAGCAGCCCCCGGCCCTCGAGCGCTGGCTTCAGGCCCGCACCGCCCAACTCGAGGCCGAGGGCACCCCGCCGACCCAGGCCGAGGCCCAGGCGCGGCAGGAACTCGAGGGCAACCCTGAGCTTCGGGAGCGTTTGGAAAGCGCCGAGCGTGAGCCCACCCTCGAGGAACGCGCTGCTCGCGCCGCCGCTCAGGCCGTCACCGAAGCTCTATCCCGCTTGCCCGAGCCCCCCCTGGCGGTGGTGACCGACGGGGGCGTTTCGGTACGTTCGCGCCGTCAGACTACCGACGAGATTCTCTCTGAAGTGCTGGCCCGCTCGGTGATCCCCCAGCTTCAGCGGCGCTCTCCCACGCCCACCGAGCGGCAGGAAATCGACAACATCCTGCGCCGCAACGGGATTGACACCCGCGCCATCAGCGTCGAGGCCAACGGCACGGTCGTTTACAACGAGCTGGCCCGGCAGTTCGTGGTGCGCCCCGAGCCCGACATCATCGCTCGCAACCACTGGGCCAGCGTGCCGATGGGCGGCACCAACAAGCGCACTTTCCCCCGCTTCGATCGGGGCGGCATCAGCCACACTTGGGGGCGCACCTCCACCACCGCCATCACCGAGAGCGACCCCACCCTGGACACCTTTGAGATCGAGGTCACTGAACTTAACTCCAAGGTAACGGTGCCGGATAGCTTCAGCCTTTTCAACGCCCAGGGGCCCAGCTTCATTCAGAGCGTGCTGCTCCCAGCCATGCGCGGCGCGGCCCAGTACGAGGAGGACCGGGCGTTCTTTCTCTCTAACGGCGTAGCTCCCAACCCCACCAAGATTCTGGGGCTGCGCTACAAAACCGGCGTGACCGTGGTGGCTTCCTCTGCTAACGGCGACGCGTTCACCCAGGACATTCTCACCAGCTTGCTGCGGGCCATGCCCGTGCGCTATCGCAGCGACGTCAATCGGCTGGCGTACTATCTGCCGGTAGCCCTGGGCGACGACTACGGCGACATCCTGGCCGCTCGGCAGACCCCTGGAGGGGATGCTTGGCTGCAGCGCTTCGCCAATCAGCCCGGCCCCATGCCCATCGGCGTGCACCGGGGCATCCCGATTTACTCCGTGCCCCACCTGCCCACCAACGAGACCCAGGGCAGCAGCAGCAACGCCGCCACCATCTATCTGGTGCACCGCGATATTCCGGTGATCGGGGACGCGCTTTCCATCCGCATCGAGCCCTACCGCCGGGAGAACTTTATCAACGTGCTGCAGCTGCAGGAGTTCGTGGGCCTGGGCTACCAGTGGCCGGATGCCATCGTGCGCCGCTCCGGCGTGCTGCCCAAGTAGGGGGTAACGCATGGCTAAGAAGAACGAGAAAGCCGAAACCCTCAAGACCACCCCGGCCCCCGAGGGGCTGGTGCCGGTGCGGCTCAAGGCCGACGCGCCCTACGGCCGTGTGGTGGTGGGCACCGTCGTGGTCGAGCGCACCAAGTCGGCGGGTGCCGACTGGCCGCTCATTCCTGCGGCGGAACTCGAGCGCTTGAGCGAAGAGTACGCCCTCGAGGCCGTACCCGCCGACGAGGAGTAACGTGGGCTGGCTCGCTCCCTATGCCGATGACCTGCTCCGGATGGCGGGTTATCCTTCCCCGCATCCCCTGGCCGGGGATGCACTGACCTATGCCGAGCAAGCCATCGAGGGCTACACCCGCCGCGTGTGGGGCTCGAGCCAGCCTTTCATTCAGCGCGTCTATCTGAGCGCTAAATCCTACGTCCTGCCCCTGCCGCCGGATGTTACCAGCGTCGCTACCATCAACGGCGAGCCCGCGCCCGCCGGTATCACCTGGACCCTCACCGCCCTGGGGCTCGAGGCCACCGACGCCGAGGGCCGATTGGTGGCCTGGGCCCCCGGCGTGTGGACGGTGGCCGGGCAGCGGGGCAGCGCCGCCATCCCCCAGGGGGTGCTCAAAGCGGCCAGCTTGCTGATCAACGCCTACCTGGGCCTCTCCGACGCGCAGCGCAGCCAGATGGCGACCGCCAGCCGGGGTGATCTCAGCTATTCCATGCGCTACGCCCAGCTCAGCGTGCCGGAAGCTGAAACCTATCTGGCTCCCTACGTCAACCGCATCGCTGGAGGGCTGGCATGAATAACGTGCTTGCCAGGATTTACACCACCAAGCAGCGCCTCGACGCAGGATTCCGCGTGGATGAGATCGGTGCGTTGCTGCTCGAGCAGCCCGCTCAGCTCGTCAGCCCTACCCGTCCCTGGGAGCGGGCCGCTGCGCTGGAGGGCATTTTCTCCGCCACGCTCTACGTGCAAAGCGCCGAGGATTTGACCCCATCCGACATCGCGGTAACCGAAGACCTCGCCAGCGGCCAATCCCGCCAGTGGCGGATTCTGCGCCACGCCAACAGCGGCCCGGAATGGCGGCTCGAGCTGGCCTCGAGGGAGGTGCGCCGTGGCCCTTGATCCCAGCGTTCGCGCCAAGCTGCGCCGCAAGCTCACGGCGGGGCTGGTGAGCGTGGCGGTAGAACTCACCAACGAAGCCAAGGTGCGGGCCACCCGCCACGTGGACACTGGCGAGCGTCGTAACTCCATCACCCACGCCGAACTACCCAACGGTTCGGTGGTTTGGGGACTACCCGGCAACGTCAAAAACGCGGCCCTTGAACTAGGGTTCCGCCCTCACTGGGTGCCAGCAGCATACATTGGCGTCTGGATGCGACGGCACGGATTGAATAGTCGGAAGCTAACTCGTCGAGTCGCCGGGCTCTACGTAGGCGGGCCGGGATCGCGGCTGGATAGCGGCCCCGGCGGGGCCAGCGGCATCCGCCGGATCGGCAACAAGAACGTGTTTGGGCGCTGGCGCACTCGGGGCGAGGTCAGCCGTTACCTCGCGCCGGGGAAGGTGGGCCATAGCGTGCTGCGGCACACCGTGGCTACACGGCTAAAGTCGATTGCGCCCGCCGCTTTCGTCAGGGGGTATCAGCGTGGCTAGCATTCAAGCCGCCGCGTTGCGGCAATTTTACGCCGCGCTCGAGAGTTACCCGCCCCTGGTGGCCCTCACCGGCCACGTGCTGGGGGCTTCCACCCTCGACGCGGGGGCCCGGATCATCGGGGACTCGGTGCGGCTTCGCCCCCATCCCATCCCCGGCGTGGTGCTGGGGCTGGGCAGCCGCAACCAGGGCGGCAAAGCCACGACGCACGAAGCCCTGCGGGACTGGGAGGTCAATCTGCTGGTCTGGGCTGAAGACGTGTTCCAAGCCGCAGAGATCGCTGAGGAGATCGAGAACTTCTGCTCCCTGGCCCGTTGGGAAATGGGCCCGCTGCGTCAGGCGCAGTGGGTCTCGAGCCAGCAAATGGAGCTTACGCAGGATCAGGAATACATCAGCGTGCTGGTTACGGTGCGCTTACGCATCGCATAGGAGGACACATGGGACGTTCGGCGGTAGACACCAACAAAATCGGATTCAGTGCGGGGGCCCGCATGTTCGAGGGCCCGGTAGGGGCCAGTGAAGCCAGTCTGCGCCCCCTGGGGCTCTTGGGGGCTGACGCTACCCTCAACATCGGGCAGACCACCAAGCAGAAGCAGGATCGGGCCCCGTTGGTGGTGGTGAAGCAGGCCATCAACCAGCAGTCGGCGCAGATCCAGGTGGTGCTGCACGAGATCACTCAGGACAACCTGCGCCTGGCCTTCGGACTCGAGGACTCCGACCTCACCGCCCTGGCCGGGGGTGACGTGGTGGTGACCAACGAGCAGGTTGTGTTGGACGCCAACGGCAACGGGGTGCTGGCCAATCCGGTCAAGACCTCGGTAGCCCCGGTAGTGACCAACGTCGGCGGCACCACCACCTACGTGGCCGGGACCGATTACATCTTCATTCCCCGCGACCAGTTCGGGCGCAGCGTGATCTATCGGCTCTCCACCGGGGCTATCCCGGCTCAGGCCACGCTCGAGGTGGATTACACCTGGACCCGCACCGCGCGGGTGGAGTTCCCCATCGGCTCGCGTACCACTGTGGTGGAGCGCAAGATCAAGCTGGAGGAAGAGTACTCTGACGGCCGCAAGCTGGTGGCCATCTTCTACCGGGCCGTCTTGAGCATCAACGGGAACATCACCGTCAACACCGACGGCGAAAACGGCATGAGCGTGCCGGTCACGGTAGATGGGCTCTACGATCCCACCCAGAACAAGATCGTTTCGATTTACCTGGAGGGCTAGTGGCTAGCCAGGCCAAGTTAATCGAGGAATTACGCGCCCGCGTGGCCGAACTGGAAGCCCGTCTGGCCGCGCTCGAGCCCGCCCCCGGCTCCACCTCCGGCCAGCCGGGGGAGGTGCGTGTAGGGGGCCAGGTGGTGCGGCTCAAGCCGCTTTCCCCGGCCCAGTGGGTGCTTGCCCTCAAGGAAATCCCCGGCTTCTTGCTGGCGTACGCCGTGCAGGAAGCGCGGGGGCAGGAACCCGAGGAAGCCCTGCTCGAGCGGCTGGTGAACACCGCCCGGCAGTGGGTAGTAGCCTGCGCCCTGGATCCCTGCGACCCGGCGATGCTCACGATCCCCGAAGCCCAGCAAGTGCTCGTGGAGGTGAGCCGCCAGAACGGGCTGGATGCCCAACTGGCGGAGTTTTTTCGTCAGCGACTCAGCCAAGCTGCTGGATCAAGCGGCGCGGCGCTACGGGATGCGGCCCAGCCAGATGCTCGGGCTAACTGACCCCCGCCAAGCGTTAGCGTTTGACCTTGGGCTAGCCGACCACAGCATGCGCTGGGAACTCGAGCAGGGGCTGGGGGAGTTCTGGTGGATTAGCATTTTGCGGGCCTTCACCGGCAAATAGGGGGGACTGTGGCCGAGCAGCTAAACCTGGGAGACCTCATCTATAGGTTGGGCTTCGCTAACGAGGATGAGTTCCTACAAGCCCTGCAGCGGGTGCTGGGCCAAGCTGAAGCCAAAGCCAAATCGGGCGGCGGCGCGGGCGGCCGCGAGTTCGGGGAAGCGTTCAGCACCGAAGCCAAAAAAGCCATCGGCCCAGGGGATCAGCTGGTGCGTTCGCTGGGGCTGGATGCGGTAGGCGTATTTCTGGGCAACGCTCTGTATAACGCTTTCCAGAACGCCCTGGGGGCCACCAAACAGTTCATCGGACAATCCGTGCAGGAGTTCGCCCGCTACGAGCAAGGGCTGGTCCAGCTCAAATTGGCCGGGGAGCAAAACCTGGGGGCCGCCGCCGCCAAGATCAGAGAGATTGCCGAAGCGTCGAAAGTCTTTAGCGAAACCGACGTGAGCCTCACCCTGGGCGAATTGGTCAAAGCCGGATACGACGCCAGCACCGCGATGGAGTTGACGGCCAAATCCACCAATCTGGCCGCCGCCGAAATCAACTCCGCCACCGGGAAATTTCTCGACCTCACCGACTCCGCCAAGGCGGTGTCGGATATCGTCTCCGGGCTGGGCTATAACATAAACGAAGCCGGACGGATTATAGACGTGCTGGGCAAGACCGCCCAGGATTCGAAGCTGTCGCTAGCCGACCTGGTGCCGGCCATCGCTAGCGTAGCAGGTACAGCCAAGAGCGTGGGGCTCGAGGTCGAGGACCTAGGGGCGACCTTCGCTGCGCTCAAAGACAAAGGAATCCCCGCTGCGGAAGCAGCCACCGGGCTGCGTTCGGTCATCAACTCGTTGATTCAGCCCCCGGCAACCGCCAAAGATGCGTTCGAAAAGCTGGGGCTCACCATCTTGAAAGCCGACGGGACCACCCGCAGCTACGCCGAAGTCTTACAAAATCTCAATCGGGTAGCCGCCGGGCCCAGGGGGATTCAGCTATTGGCCCAGGGGATGGACACCTTCGCCCTCAACACCGCTGTAGCCTTGGGCAAATCCGCTAACGCTATCGGGGACTTCAGAAAGGGGCTGGAGAGTGCCAGCGGAGCCACCGAGCAGTTAGCCAATACCCTCAAGGACACCGCTTTGGGCAAGTTCCAGCAGCTTGAAGCGGAAATCGCCAACACCCGCCGGGAGATCGGGCAAAATTTGCAACCCGCCATCGCCCTGTTCCTGGAAAACGTGGCAGGGCCGTTCGCCCGCTGGGTGGGGAACGTTGCCGCCGGATTCCGTGAAGCCACGGAAGCGGCCAGGGACTACCGCCGGGAAATCGAATCTGTACGAAATGGCACCGCCCCGGTGGCTTCCCAGGTGCGGCTCCTACGGGAAGCGGTGCAGCAGCTCGAGAAGACCACCAGCCCGGAGGGACAGCCGCTAAAGGTTGGACCGATCACGGTGGGACGTTTTTTCGTCACCGGCTCGCTCGAGGGCGACCTAAAGCTACTCGAGGAACAGCGTCGCAGACTTCAGGAAGCTGAAGCGAAATTACAGGCGGCTAACGCTAAAACGCCGCCTCCGCGTAAGGAATCCCCACCGTCTCCAAAACCGCTTGCCATTCCCGACATCTCCCCCGGCAAAGACAAGAAATCCGAAGACGCCGTAGTCAAGCAAGCCCGCGAGCTGCAGGACCAGCTAAAGATTCTCCAGGACCGCTTTTCCCTGGGGCGGCTTTCCGCCGAGCAATACCGCGCCGAGCTAGAGAAGCTGGGGCGGCAGCTTCAAGCTCTCGAGAAATCCGCCACCACCACCGAGCGCAAATCGGCGGTGCTGGGCGGGCTGGCCGATGTCAAAAAGACCCTCGAGGATATTTCCAAATCGAATTTTGAAACGCGCATAAAAGCCCTCAGCGATGAGCTAGAGCGACAAAAAACGCTCTTTTCCGACACCCGTAACGTCAACCAGTATGCGGGCGCATTAGCGAGCTTGGAGAAGAAAGCGCAGGCCCTGGGGCGAGCGGCCACCACGGAGCAGGCAAAAAAGGGCGTTGACGACCTGCTCAAACAGATCAGCACAGGGCGCAAGGAGTTGCAGAAAACCCTCGAGGAAAGCGGCACCCAAGCCGCAGAGTTCCTATCCCAGCAAGCCCTGGCCCGGCTGCAATCCCTCTACGGCGACGGAATACAAGCCACCCTGGCCGCCGTGCGCCGCAGCTACCCCGACTTCAAGAGCGCTTTTGAAGACCTGCTCAAAACTGGCTTGAAGTTTGACGCCGCCCAAATGCTGGCCGCACTGGCGTTTCCCTCGAGCTTCATCAATTCCCTGGGCGATACCTGGGGCCAGGGGCTGAGCACGGCCGCCCAGCGGGCGGGGGAGCGAGCCCTGGATGAGTTCTATCAAATCCCCGAGCGGCTGCAGAAACAGACCGATGCGGTGATGCTCCGACTGCGGGTGAGCGAGATGACCCCCGAGGAGCTGTTGGGGCTCTCGCCGCAACTGCTGGAGCAGTATGTCAAGGAACTCGAGCAGTACGGCATAGACGCGGAAAACGAGATCGACCGGCTCAAGACGGCCATCGCCACCCTCACCGCCGATCCCGCCGTAATCGAGCGGGCCATCCGGGAGAGCGCCGAGTACGGCGACGAGATCGTCAAAACCGGGCGCAAGGTGGCCGACGGCGCCGACTACGCTAAAACCGGGCTGGACGAGTTCAGGAAATCCCTGGAAACCCTAGCCGCAGCGGCCGGTACCCCCCTGGCCGCTATCGAGCAGCTAGCCGTGCTGGAGGGGAATCTCAAAGACGCGCTGGCCCTGGGGTTCTCTTCGCCCCAGGAAGCCGAGCGAGCCCAGGCCCAGCTCGAGATCGTCTCCAATTTGCTGGATAAGCTCACCAACTCTCTGCGCGGCACCGAAGCCCCGCTCGACCGCTTTGTACGCAAACAAGGGGAAATGCGGGACGGCCTGCAAGTGACTATCGAGGGCAATCTATCCGACGATTCCCTCAGCGGGCTCTTTAGTGACCTCGAAGCTGAAGCCGAGCGCGGCAACGAGAAAGCCAAAGAGCTACTGGATACGCTGCGGCAAATCATCCTGGCTAGGGGCCAAGCGTTTGGCGATGCGACTAATTTGGGGTCCACCGACTACCGCAAGCTCGAGCGCGAGGGCTACGGCAGCGACCAGGGGATGGACGCGTTCGAGCGCGACCGGCAAAAGCGCGAGGAGGAATCCCAGAAGCAGCTTCAGCAATTCGAAGCCCAGCTAACCGACATCGCCCTGTCGTTCCCCAAAGCCCTGGTCCGGGGGATTCTCTCCGGGGACGTGGCGGGGGCCCTAAAGCAAGCCCTGGGCTCAGCCACGGACTTCTTCCTCAATAAAATGCTCGAGGCCATCCTGGGGCCCATAGCAACCCAACTGGCTCAATCCATTGCCAGCAGCGGCGTGCTAGGTCCAATAGGGCTAGCCATTGGCGCAGGGTTGCTATTGCTCAATTTTCTCTTCAACAAACCCGAGCCCGCATCGCAAAAAGCCGCCGCCGAGCGCTCGAGCTTGCAATCCTCGACCCCTTCCATTACCTACAATGTCGAGGCCGTCCTGAACGCCACACTGCAGGGGGATCTCAAAGATCCAGCGACGCGGGCCGAGCTACGCAGTCTGATGCGCCAGGTAGCGCTAGACGTGCTCAAGGAGGTGCAACTCGTTCGATGAGCTACACGCCGATCACCGTCACCCCCCTCAATCCCGCAGGGAGCGCCGTAACCCTACCCATGCCGGAGTCGGTGGAGAATGCCACCAACACGGTTACCTTCGAGTTTATCGACCCTATGGATGCGTCAGGGCAGCCTATAGATCTGCCAACACTGGCAGAGCCGGTGCTCACTGGATCACCTGAGCGCATACAGCAAGACATTCGCCGGGACGGCAAACGTCAGGTGCAATCTGATCCCCCCGCTCGGCTGGTTTTGGTGGAGTGGCAAGAGATTGAGCACTACACGGCCACTCAGCGCAGCTACGCGGCTGTTGGAGCGCTGGTGCTGGCGGCTAAACGCTATAACAAGTCCGCCGGCGAGGGCATCAGTTTGAGTGTGATCCTCTACCGAGCGGACGCTATCTGGACGGCTGAGGGGGTGCTGGAACTGTGAATCTCGGAGTCTCGCCGCTCACGCCGCCTCGAGTACGGCGCTACCCGATGGACATGAGCAACTTTGAGCTTCCCAGCGTCAAGCGCTGGTGGACGCTGGAAGATTACGCCAGGGTGGGGCTGTTCGGGGCATATTTTCACTCTGGCGCAGGGGAGATTCGTGCGCAAGCGTTTTGGGGACTGTTCCGTTCTGATCCCAAGCCGTACGCCTTTCACCTTACGGATCCGGTGACCCTGTTCCCGTATACTCTGGGGCCAAATCCCGACATTCGGATCGCTAAAGGCCAAGTCCCCGGCCCTTTCGGGGGGGATGAGCGCTATTTTGCCGTACTCGCAACCCCGCCGTTTGGGGGCAGCGGTTATGTAGTCGGATTGGTGAGGGAGCCGGTGAATTATGTTCCGACAGAAAATTATCGGATAGGGCCGTATATCCTGCGCACTAGCCCACCCAAAGCCGGGGTAATCACTCCTATCGGGTTCAACGATACCCAAACCCATTTGCTAATTGCTGTGCCGCTAACCGATCGAATCCTGATAGAGCGATTGGAGTTGATACGAGACCCGGATACCCAGGAACTAACGGGGTTGCAGTTTGCAGGGAACACGGAGTGGATACACGGCTATAGTGCCAATTTGACGTATCTGCGCCAGCAATACTCGGGGAGCTTGGAGGGAGTTTTATTAGATATAAACAGCGATTTGTTCGCTTTTTCAATCCAGCTTGACGCGGACGGCAACGTGGTTTCAGGCAGCCTCGGCCCAATCCAAGTGCGTGCTCCTTATGGTGGCAACCTGGTACACGGCTGGAATCCCGATGACGGCACGCTGGTGTTTTCCCAGGAGGCGCATACCTATGTAGGCCGAGTGTTCGGCGTCCAGTTGTTCGATCCGGTGGACGTGGAGCAGCCCTATGACCCCCACAACAATCGCTACCTATGGGAGCCTGCCCAGATCAAATGGCTGCCGCTGGTGGCCGCTGGCCCACAAACCCTAGCCCAGCGTTATTACTCTGACAAAAATAGCTGGGCGTATTTTGGCATGCTTGCCATGTCCCCGCCCTCCAGCTTGGGGTGAATATGCCGCTGCCCGTTACCGACCCCAACCACACCAGCGACCTGGCGTTTTACATCCTGGAAGGAATTCTTCTCCCAGGAGGTGGGCTTCTGCCCATCTGGCGGGGGAACCGGCTGGATCTTTATAACGGCTCGCTATTCGGGATAGGCAATCAAGCGCTGCTGGGGGGCCCGAGCTATTGTCTCGCGTTTGATTTGCATCGCTCTGAATTGCGATTGTACGAGTTTGATCTCAACCTGCCACCCGAACTCATCTCCGACCCCGTCCGGCTGCAACTTGAAGAATCTCTCACCGGCCCGGTGGTGGACGCCAGCATCGATTTTGCCCTTTTCAATCGCGGCCAGTTAGATCGAGACAACAAATACTACATTGGCTCGCGGCTTGAGCCCTATACCTCGCTGTACCAGTTTTTCATCAACACCATAGACCCTAACCGGGGTCTAGTGGACTATACCGGGGAGACCTATCTACGGCGGCTAGACCGCATCCCTGCAACCCGTCAGGTATTGCTGCCGCCCAGCGGGGGGCCCTACACGCCCAAACAGTGTCTGCAAGCCATCCTCGACACGTATGGCGTAAACTACGACCCACTGCCGGAATTGCGGCTGCTTGGAGCAGAAGGGCCCTTCATCATCGATATCCCCGGTTATGCCTATTTCCCGCCCAAAGCCGAGGATAAAACCGATCCCCCGTCGCTCCTCGAGCTGATCCAGCGGGCTGTCGCTCCATTTGAGGGTTACTATTTACGGATCAACTCACTGACCAATCGCCTAATGCTGGTGCCACCCCCCTGGGCCCCTGAAGCCACGCCAGGGCCCACCCTTGCCAACGCCGATATTTTGGAAATAGATCCCGGCGAGATTGACCCCTCGACGGTGGTCAACCGCTGCACGGTGCGCAGCCAGGGATTCAGCTTCACGGCCAGTCCGGTGGCGGTGCTGGAGCCTGCCTCATTCGGCTTTCGGGGCTCGTTTGATCCTAACAAAGGAGCCAACCCGCTATTTACCGTCGAGCACCCCACTCCCTCCGACCTCACGAATAAAGCGCTCAACGATGCCCCCATCGTATACGGCAAAGAGACCCGGCGCGGGACGCTAGCCATCTGGCCGCTGCAAGCGCAAACCGTGCTGGGAGACCAAACCCTGCAGGTGAATTGGATACTAACTACCTGGATTTACGAATTAGCCACCGGACAGTACGGAGGGACTACCGGCTACCCCAAGAGCGGCAGCGCCACCATCCCCCTGGACGGCTCGAGCGTCGAGCTATTCAAAGAGAGCTTGCAGTTAGGAGCCCCGCTTTCCTACGGCCACATTTGGGTATACGCAGCGTGGGATGCCCAGGCCCAGGGCGTGCGGCTGGACTATGATCTCTATCTGTATTCACAAAGCATTGGCTTCAACGGCACCGGCCTATCTGTTTACGGCGTGCGGGTAGAGCTAGCCGGGCTAGCCAAGAAGCTGGACAGGGGCGATCTTGTTGTAGCCACCTTTGGCGAGACCTACGACATCGCGCCGGGGCTATCGCTCAGCCAGTCGCGGTATGGAATACGGCAAAAAACTCTGGACATCGATTATCAGCTCACCCCCGATCAGGCTATGGCTATAGCGCAAAATCAGGTAGAAAAAGGACTCAACCCCAAGCAGATTTATCGGGTGCGCCAAGCGGCGAACATGCTCGTGCGGCCTGAGCATCTGGGACGCCGCGTGTATATTCCCCGCCCGGATGGAACTCCGGGGCTGCTAGAGGGGACGGTGCGGGCCTGGCGCTACCTCGAAGCCCACAGCACCGGTGGGGTGCAGGCCGATAGCGAGTTTGAGTTGGAGGTTACCCGCAACGTATTTGGCGACGCAACCAATTTCACCCAATACGACGAGGGCATTTACGGCCTGAGCGCATACTTATAAGGAGGAATGATGCCAACCTACAAACCCTACACCGAGATCAGCAGCCTACCGGGATCAGGGGGAGTCCGACGCATCAAGGAATATCACTTAGACCGCCACGCCGAGGCCCTGGCTAACCAGCTCGAGGCGCTGTGCCGTTTTCTGTTTTCCGCGGGCGGTATCGCCGAAGCCGGGACGGTGACGCTTACCGGGTTTGACCTCCAGGTGCAGAATCGGCTGGGGCTCACCCTGGACGGACTGGCCCCGGTGCAAATAATCGACGAGACCCTGACCCTGCCCTCCACCCCAGCGACCGGCACCAAATGCCGGGTGGTGATGGCGGCGTTCCCTCAATTAGCATCCCCTGCCGACAGCTACACCGATCCCAGTACATCGGAGATGGTCTCTCAGCCGATGAGCGTGGGGCTGGGGGGGCTCTTGTTTGTCGAGGGGGATACCACCAACTATCCGGCTATTCCCAACGGGGCCGCCCCGGTGGCGCAGCTTACCCGCACTTCTACGGACTACACCCTGGACCTGATAGAAAACACCCCGCCCACTTTCCGCTGGTAACGGGTCGCACTCAAGCCTTCGCTCGAGTGAGGATTGAAACCGCCGATAACGTGCTACACTGAATGTAGACACCCCTTTCAGGGGAAGCGGCCAAGCCGCACCTGAAGGGGGTTTTTCGTTTGCGGATCGTTTTGGACCCCGGACACGGCAATTTTCCCGGCCCCGGCTACGACCCTGGAGTAATAGGGCCCCCACCCCTGCGGCGGCACGAAGCGGCGGCGGCACTCGAGCTGGCCCTCTCCTGCCGGATGCTGCTCGAGCAGGACGGACACGATGTCTATCTCACCCGCAACGGGCAGGGCATCTCGGGCAAGCCGGATCTTGCCTGGCGGCTGCGCTTTGCAGCCAACCTGCGGGCCGATCTATTCGTGAGCATCCATTTCAACATGATCGGCGGGGGCGGGCTGGTCTACCACGCGCCGGGGGCTGCTTCCGAGCGCTTCGCCAGGGGGCTGGCCCGGAGGGCCGGGCTCTCGAGGGTTTGGCCCTCGAGCGATTCGCGCTTTGGCGGGCTCTACATCGACGCGTTCCCCGATGAGCGCCCGGCGGTGCTGTGGGAAGTGGATGGGATCGAGCGGGCCCCGCTACCGGGCGTACTGGGCAGGGGGGCCCGGCTACGTCTGGCGGGGGCGCTGGTTCAGGCAGTAAAGGACTTATAAGGAGGAACCCATGCAGTTTAGCGGAATCTTTCTCGAGCTGATCAAAATCGCAGCAGAGCTAGCCGACCTCGACGAGCCGGGGGAAAAGAAGCTGGCCGATCTAACCGAGCGGTGCGTGAGCTTGCTCGAGGTGGCCGATGACGCAGCGGTGTCGTTGCTGCCCCCTGGGTTTCGCGATGTCGCGCGGTGGCTCATCGACAACCCCGGCGTGGATTCCTGGGAGCGGGAAATTGCCAAATCCATCGCGGAAGCTGCTTACCAAGCCTGGAAAGCGCTGCGGGAGCTATTGGGCAAGGATCAGGCCAAAGCGGTGCTGGGGTAGGTATGCGCGCAGGATTAGCGTTGGCGGCGCTGTTAGCAGTGGGGCTCACCCAGTCCTCGAGCCCCCCCTTTGGAGTGCGGCTCTCCGCACTCCCCGCCACGACCTCGAGCCCAGTATCGCCCTACCCCCTCAGGATTGGTGGGCTTCGAGACGGGAAACATCGAGGGTGCCCTGCGCCCCCCTAACTAGGACTGTATGGCTGCGCCCAATGTTGTCGGATTACGTCACAGTGGAGTATACGAAGGGGTTACCACTTCGTCATACTCATTCCAGCTAAACCAGGCGGTTCAGTCCGGGCGCTACCTCTACATCCGGGTTTTTTGCAAACCGCTTTTTAGCGGCGGGAGTGAGGCTGAAGCCCAAGAATACGCCACTGGGCTGCGGCTGCGGATCAACAAAAACGGGCGTCCCCTGAAAGTCCTCGGGCACGTGGCCCAGACCAACTCGGTGGAGAATTTCCACTGGCTGTTTCGTTTGGGAGAAGATATTTCCGCCGCCGACATCATCACCCTCCAAGCCAAAGGTGGCTGGAACACGGATGTATATGTGTGCTTGGTGCACGAGCTGCAAGCCTCGAGCGGTAAGGTCATTGTGCCTGCGTACATCAAAGAAAACGACGAGCGAGGCTCGATGCCCAACAACATCCCCCGAGCACGGGCTGAACCACTGCCAGCAGGGGTTTCCCGGTTGTGGTTCCGGGATCTAGGGTATCGCGAAACGCCGAAAACGCTGACTGCTGACTCGAGATTTTCCAACCCCATCTCTATCGGCAGCACCGCCAAAGCCCCCGCGACTGCAAATGTCAGCGTCCACAGCGGCTACTACATTGGGACCGATACTGATTTATTGGTAGACGAGACCCTGTCGGCGGCGGTGTGGTGGGAATCCGTCCTCATCGCGTTTGAAGAAGTAGATGATCCGGGTCCGTCGGCTCCTTATTTGGTATCAATGCACGAGACCTACTACGCCAAAACAGAACCACCAGGCAATGCCTATATTGCGGGGGATATCAAACTGGGGGATGGCCAGGCGGATGACGCTTTGGTGGTTTTTCTCACCACCGACACCGGTACCAACAAAGAACCTCCCGCTGGCCTGGCGCTTTTGAACAAGATCAATACAGGGGGATGTTCGCTGTATGTTTGGATGCGCCGCTATACTGACGTGCCCGAATTATCCAGCAGCAACCAACCGGAGCGCTATACCTTCGACCAAACCAACCTGGGGGCTCAGGGAGTTTGGACGGCCACGACCTTGCGCTTCCCCGGATCGAGTCCTTGGACAGTGCGAAGCTCCGGCACCGCCACCGGCGGGAGCACCTCGACGCTCGTTGATAGCGGAAAGGATTTCGTCGCTTTGGGAGTGCAGGTAGGGGATTACGTAGAGATTGGTCCCAACGCGGCACAGACCGCAATCGTCGCGAGCGTCAGCGCTACCACTCTGACCTTCTCCCAAACGCTGGGAATTGCCGTGAGCACAGGCGACGCTTATGTAGTGCGCAAAAATCCCCTCACGGCCTATGTGCAAGCTGCCAGCATCAACCCCCGCAGCATCCCTGCCCAGGCACCCGCCCAGATACCGAGCCTCTATCTGTTCGGGGCCTTTGCCAACACCTCGATTGGCCAGGATGATAACGCCTGGAGTGCGGCCCCCGCGGTGGATAACGGTAGCTACATGCTAGTAGAAAACGGCGCGGCCTGGGCTAACTTCAAAGCGTTTTACGGGTGGAAGACGACATCCAACCCTGTCAACGCCAGCCTAACTTTCCAGCCAGGACGCGATCAGGTCAATGCTGGCACCCCCACCCCCACCGACGGGGCCGGACACACTCTATTGGTCTTCGCAGCCCCAGTTGCTACCACCAGCGCTCTCTCTCTGGCCAGCACCTCTCTACGCGCCAAGGGGCAAACCGTAGTTTTGAGCCAAACGCATCTGCTGGCTGTAGCTAGCGGAGCGCTCGCAGCTAGGGGTCAGGGGGTCGCTGTTAGCCAGTCCCACCTGCTCCAGCTCGCGGTTTCGGTGCTACGCGCCAAAGGTCAGGGCATTGCCCTGGCCCAGACCCACTTGATTGCGCTGCAAAGTGTTCCCTTACACACCAAGGGGGGGGGGGCGCTAGCGGTGGCCAGCGGGAATGCCCTCGAGCTGACAAACGGGGGGTTGCACGCCAGAGGGCAGGCGTTTTCTCTCAACCAGACCCATCTGCTGGGCTTCACTAACGGGAGGCTGCGCCTCGAGGGCCAGCCAGTTGCTCTATTCGGCCCCAGCACCCTGGTTGTAGCCTCGGGGGTCCTACACATCAGGGGCCGGCTGATCGCGGTGTATGGCTCGAGGCTCGAAGGCACGGCGTTTACGGTGCGTCTAATTGAGCCAAAATACACCGCTCGGCTCGTTTCTCCCGCGCAAACTGCGCGGATAAGGTAAAGGAGGGCATATGCCAACATACGTACATCCGGACATCTGCGACAAGGGGCTCAACGAGATTAAGGCGGTCGCCGCTGCAGGGAACCTGCGGCTCATCGTGTTCGCCGGGCAACCGGCCAGCGTCACCGAGGCCCGTGCCCTATACGATGGCACGACCGGCAAGACCCGGCTCACCCCCGAGGTCGCCATCGCCAGCGGTGACATTACTCACCAGAACAGCGCAGGCGGAGGGCGCGAGTTGGTGTTCGCAGCCAAAAGCACTACCTGGGCAGCCACCCGCCCTGCAGGGGATCTGCGCTATGGGTTGGTGGACGTGACCTCCGGGCTAGAGCGGTTGCTCTGGGTTGAGCAGGAAACCAGCGACCAGGCCACCACCAACGGCAACCCGGTAAACATCCCCAGCTTCAAAATTACTTTGGAGCCCTGATGCCGTATAACAACACCGCTGTGATTTGGGTTAGCGCTCGTAACCCGCTGGTGCTGGAGCTGCGGGTAAACGGGGAGCTAGCCCCTGCAGCCGAGCTAGGGAGCATCGCTCGCTGGGTGCTGGAGCTGCGACGCTTCGGCCAGGCTGTATTCGCAATCGATCAACTGACCAACTCGACCGCCTTCAGCCTTGAGGCAGCCAGCGCGCGGCTGACTGTGGATTTAAGCGACGTAGCAAACGTCCCCACCGGGCTATTCGCGCTGCGGCTCTACAGCTACGACTCCAGCGATGATGATCCAGTTATCTGGCTCGACGGAGAAGTTTCGCTCGAGATAAGAGAGTAAACGACGTCTATTGCGCAGTGAGCGAGGAAACATGGAGCCGGAGATGCAACGAATCTACGAGCGCCTCGAGCGCCTGGAGCGCGGCAACGAGCGCCATTCGGCAGTGCTCGATGAGCACTCCCGGCGGCTGGAGGCGCTCGAGGGGCTGCCCTCGGCTTTGGCCGCGATCAATCAGGCCATAGGGCGGCTCGAGGCCAAAATTGAGGGACAAAAACAATATGCGGGGCTGATCCAGGCGGTGGTGTGGCTGTTGCTGGGGGGGGTGCTGGCGGCGGGGTTCGAGTTGTTCAAGCGTTAGTTCCCATCCAGGGAAGGGATGACGGCAACCTGACGGCAACCCAGGGGTAAAAGTGGGGAATAGTGAGTTTGAAAAAGCCCGCCTAGGACACAAGTGGAAATGCCGGGATACGCCTGATTGTACTTCGTAATCGAGCGGTCGTGGGTTCAAATCCCACCTTCGGCTCCAGATAACACCAGGACGGTAAAAATGCCGTTTTGGTGTTTTTTGTTGCTGCAATTCTATGAGCCGCCCAGGACGCGCGGCGTTGGGGTGGAGGTGTGAGAGGGGCGAAAGCGCGCAAGTCGAGCGGGCTAAAACGTCATAAACCTGGAATGGAAACAACGCTTGGGAAGTGGTTTGACGCTTTCCTATTGGATGCGCGTAGCCGGGGCTCGAGCCGGCATATTGCCGCGTTTACAGGGGTTTCATCAATGACCATACTGCCCCCCGTGCTTCGGCGCACAGACTGGGGCAGTAAATCAGGATGTTTTACTTCTCCAACCCTTGCGCTTGGTACCCTTGGTGCCAAGGGGCGGAATCGAACCGCCGACACGGCGAAGGTCTAATTCAGGTGTATCCCGACGTTTCTGCTTGTGCCCTGGACGGACTTTTTCAAACCCACCACCCCCCCACTTTTACCCCGAGGTTCGAGCGCCGCTGGATGGATGCAATAGACGCTTAGCACCTCTCAGATACGCTATCTTTAGCAAATATGCTAAGGTAGGGGTGTGGGCAGGAACAAGGACATCCGCAAAAAGATCGAGGGCCACCGCCGCCAGATCGCTTTACACCAAGAGAAAATCCGCCTCTAGCTGGCCAAGCCCGACCCCGATCAGGATGCCATCCGCGACTGGCAAACCCATATTCGCAAACACGAGATGCTGGTTGAACGCTTAGAAAAGAAGCTCCCCTAGGGAGTTTCGATGTTTCTGCCTTGGGAGGATTTATGGTCAAGACCGAACTCGAACGGCTTAGCGAACGCAGCGAGCGCCAATTGCTCGAACTCGAGCGCGAGTGCATCCGTTTCCTCGAGCTGCGCAACCGGCTGGCCCACGGCGATCTCGACGAGGCCGAGCGCGAGCGCCTGGAGGGCGACCTCTACGCCCAGCTCACCCAGCTCGAGTCCGCTGCCGAGGTCGCCCGCGATGGCATGGACGCCGTGACCGAGGCCCTCCCGGATGACGATGAGTAA